ACCTGGAAGCAGTATTGGAATAAGAACATCGTTGGTTCTGTGCGCTCTGTGGGTCCGCACAACGGAAAGGTTTTGGCAAAGGTCTATTTCAAGGACGCGCCAGAAGTTCCGTATTATGTTGACGTTACGGAGTTAAAGGTAGTCTAAAATTAGATTCCCTTTAGAATCAGTAGGTTACACTAATCCATTGATTCTAAAGGGAATTTAGTTCTTGCCTTTTTGCGACTTTCGAGTTATCCTAGTATTGTAAGGTTGATTATGACTAACAAAGAAATCAAAGTCGGTGACATCGTTAAGTGCTGGGGGTTCCGCCCCATTCCTGGTCGTGGTGATTGCTACAAAATCGGTCGCGTGATTGGTTTTGTGAACGATTCTCAGATGGAAGTCTCTGTGATTGAAGACATCTGGGAAGGTAAAGTTTGGGATGGGTTGAAGGCAGTTTCGTTTGTTACCTGGAAGCCTGATATGATGGACGATTCCGACTGGTCTGGTCGCGTGGAGGTTCTCTAATGAATATCGAACAAATCACTCGTTCAATTGTTGGTTCTGGTCAACGTCAGAACTCCGTGACTTCCCCCGAGGGAATTCGTAAATCTTTTGGTTGGTTTGTAACCGAGAACTTCTGTCTTTCGTTTGAAGTCGAGAAATTTGAAAACGAGAAAAAGGTTCTACGAGAAACTTTTACTTCTGTTGAGAAAGCACTTGCTTTTTACAACGAACTGTAGTATACTAAGAATATGAAGACGATTGAATTTAATGGTAAGACTTACGATCGGTCTCACGGTTCTCCGTTTGACCGTGGCTCTTCGGATTATTATTACTGGCGCTCTCCCAAACCCCACAAGTGGTTGGACGGCATGGGTTTGAATCAGGTGGAGTTAATTGACAAGCAAGAGATCGCTGCTTATGCAGCTGGATACGCCTGGGGAGAAGATTGGGGCGAACGGAAGGATTATCGATAATGCGTATCGCAAACGAAAATGAAGCGATGTATGGCAAGGAACCTTCAGTAGAAAATCTGCTGGATCCGACTTCTTCTGATTGGTCTTCGTCTCTTAGCGAAGCCCTTAACTGGTACAACTTCTCTCCTTCTAAGGAAGAAAAGAAGAAGTGGTTCCTGACTTACTTAGAAGAAATTGGTGGCGATGTTCAGGTCGCTTCGCTTGTCCCTGAGTTCCACTTTATTACTGCTGGATCTATTGCGCGTCTCTGGTCGCGTGGTGTTAAGAACGACAACTTCCAGGAAAAGTTAGAATCTTATACTTCTAATATCATGAAGGAAGGCAAGTCGCTTTCTAAGCAAACTGCTGAGATTGCGGCAAAGAAGTCGGCTCTTAAGTCTGCTCTGCTCCATCGTGAGATCTCTGAAGCCGTCAATCACATTGATACTGTTATTGATGGGTTCGTCCAAACTGGTAAGACTACGTTTGACGCTGCTACCTGGATTCGCACAAATAAGGTTTCCAAGGAAGTCCAGGAAGCGATACAGAATCGGTTCCAAAAGCTATTGGATGAGGTTGTGGCGTCTGATACAGATCCTTATCTTAAGGAAGGGTATTCTAACTACACCAAGAAACAGAAGACTCTCTTGCTTGCCCTCTTGACTGATATTGTTAACACCAAGATCGCAAAGGTTCCTGGTGTTCGTAAGACTCGTAAGAAAAAGGCAGTCTCTCCCGAGAAGATGGTTAAGAGGCTGAAGTACATGAAGTCCTTCAAGGAACTTAGCATTGAGTCTATTGATCCGACCATTATTGTCGGTGCTACTTCTCTCTGGGTTTATAACACAAAGTATCGTATTCTCACGAACTACGTTTCTGATTCTGGTCTTGCAGTTAAGGGGACAACCCTACTAAATATCAATGAAGAAGAAACTAAGTCTAAGAAGTTGCGGAAGCCTGAAGTAACTGTGCCTGAAGTAATGACAGCAGGTAAGGTTCCTCTTCGAAAGGTGTTCGACAATCTCACGACTGGGTTCTTGAAAGTAAACGGAAGGATTAACAAGGACACCATCCTCCTTCGGGTGGTGAAGTAAAATGAGCACTGACAGCACTGTAAATTTTCTATTAGAAAATGGTTGGGAAATCAACAAGAGCAAGGGAGAAGCAAACCACTGGAAACATTCGGTCCTCTGGGTTTCTCTCGATGAAGCGATTCGCATTCAGGATAATGTTGATCCTGAGTCTGTAAAGGAGTTCAAGATGTTAAACAACCTTAACTCCAAATATGCTAACTTGTACAATGAGTATCTAGATTCTTAAAAGTTTTTTCCCGTCGGGAGGACAGTTCCTCAAGCCGTCTTATAAACGGTCACACCAGATTAGTGTCTAGATACTGGGGCAGCACCAGTGGCGGGAACCAAAATCGGCACAATCGAACTTCGGAATTTTATAAATAATAGTAGGAGGTTCGATTGTGCCGCAAAAGAAAAATCGTATTCTTAAAGTTTGTCCGAAATGTAAACAAGAACATGAAGCAAAGGGAACCTATTGTTCCAGAAAATGTGCAAACAGTAGAACATTTACTGAAGAGTCTAGAGCGAAAACCTCTTCTTCAATGAAGAAATATCTTTCTTCCTTGACTGAAGAAGAAAAGCAAACTAAGTTGCTACTGCTAGAACAAATGTCAGAAAAAGCACAAGAAAAAAGATTGATAGATATAATGACTCAACCGTGGGACACCCTTGGTCAAGGAACAAAAAGAACCAAAGTAATTTTAGAACAAGACAATAGATGTAACCGTTGTGGAATATCTGAATGGCTTGGTGAACCAATAACACTGGAGTTAGAACATAAAGATGGAGATCATAACAACAATTCTAGAGAAAACCTAGAAGGTCTTTGTCCTAATTGTCATTCTCTAACTTCTACATGGAGGGGCAGAAAGAACAGTAGATCTAATAGTATTAATGTTCTACAAAATCATTCTGCTAGATTGAAAAACTTATGTCAGTCCTAGTTTTAAATTCAGCATACGAACCAATCCAAACAGTGTCGCCACGCAAGGCGATTAAGCTGATTGTTCGCGGTGTAGCAATTGCTGAAAAGTACACAGAAGAAGTTTGGCGTGGAGTAACTTCCGAGATAATTGTACCTTCGGTTGTGCGTCTCCTAAACTTCTACAAGATCCCTAATCGGATCTACAGACTCTCAAAGCGAAACATATTCGCAAGAGACAACTGGACTTGCCAGTATTGCAAGGACAAGTTGACATCCTCTAATGGAACATTAGACCATGTTGTTCCTCGATCAAGAGGAGGAGAATCTTCTTGGGAAAATCTTGTGACTGCATGTAAGCCTTGTAATTCCCAGAAGGGAAACAGAACACCCAATGAGGCTGGAATGAAGTTGGCTGTTAAAGGACTCAGATTGAACTACAGAGCAATTCTGAGAAACCATGGTGCTTCTCGTGAAGAATGGCATGAATATTTGTTTTTGACCGCTTGACATTTAAAGAAGGATACGGTATAATATTATTATGAGTGGTGATTACTTGTGTCGGTTTTACATTAAGGGACGGTTGACTGAAGAAGTTATTTACGCTTCCTCTCCGTTCCAGGCAACGCGAATTATTGAAGCTAAGTATTCTGGATCTAACTTCCGTTGGTCTGGTCCTCCTAACTTGGCAAAGAATTGTATTCGCTGGACCTAAATAGATATTGATCTTGACCTCTCGACTAATCTAGAAAACCTTACCTAGAGATATCGGATAAAAGACTGAGTCTTTGGACATACGATCCACCGAAGAGGTCAAACCCAGTTTGCTGGTGTAGCTCAATTGGCAGAGCGCCTGATTTGTAATCAGGAGGTTGTCAGTTCAATTCTGACCGTCAGCTCCATGTTTTGCGATCGTAGCTCAATGGTAGAGTCCTAGTCTTCCAAACTAGTTGTTGTGAGTTCGAATCTCATCGATCGCTCCAAGATTTCGGGACGTTGTGTAGTGGCTATCACGCTTGCTTTGGGAGCAAGATATCGCAGGTTCGAGTCCTGCCGTCCCGACCATTTGACATTCTGTACCAAATAAGGTATAATAAATTATGATCCTAGTGGACTTAAACCAGGTAGTTCTCTCAAACCTGATGCAGCAGTTAAACATTATCAAGACCGATAAGGTTGAAGAGAGCTTCCTTCGTCACATGGTCTTAAATTCTATTCGTTCTTACAAGAATAAGTTTGGTGCAGAGTACGGAGAAATTGTTCTCTGTAACGATACATCAAACTATTGGCGCAAGGACTTCTTTCCTTACTACAAAGCGAATCGCAAAAAGTCACAAGAAAATTCTATTTTTGATTGGAATCTCATCTTTCAATCTCTTAACAAGATCAAAGACGAGATCCGAGAAAACTTTCCTTACAAGTTTGTGGCTGTTCCTCGCTGCGAAGCCGACGATGTAATTGCTGTTCTTACTCGTACATATCATAGCACTCAGAAGATCTTAATTGTTTCAGGAGATCGTGACTTCGTACAGCTATTCAAGTATCCTAATGTCTATCAATATGCGCCTGTCCAAAAGAAGTTTATCACAGAAGAATACCCAGACCAGTTCCTCGAAGAAAAGGTCATTTACGGTGACGCTGGAGACGGAGTACCTAATATTGCTTCTGATGATGATACTTTTGTTTCTGGTAAACGCCAGCGTCGAGTAACTTCTAAGATCATAGAGACAGCGGAGACTCATCCCAACTACAAACGCAACAAGATTCTTATTGACTTTGATTCTATTCCTGATTGGGTGTTCGCACAGATCCTGGAAGAATATCGTAAGCCAATGAAAGGTTCAAAGGATAAGGTTTACCCTTACCTTATAAATAATAAGCTGAAGCTGTTACTTACAGCACATGGAGAATTTTAATGGCATATTTGAGACCACCTGGAGAAATCCTCGCAGAAGCAAATAACATCGACACAGTAAAGGAAAGAGCAGATTTTCTACGAGCTAATCTGCGTCCTGTTCTTCGCGTCTTATTGGCTTGCGTGTTTAATCCTAACATAACTTTCCCAGATTATTCTGACGTAAAGTGGAAGCCTCTTCAGAATCCTCGTGGAATTACTGATACAAACCTAGATAAAGAATGTCGTCGCATTTACATCTTCGCGTCCGATGTAAACATGCCTCTTGAACGCAAAAAGGCAAAGTTGATCCAGATGTTAGAAGGAATGCATGTTGACGATTCGGATCTGCTCTTTAACTATGTCTTAAAGAAGAAGCTGCCTTATTCTAAGATCACCAATTCCTTTATGACAAAATCTTTTCCTGAAGTTTTTAACACATATATCAATCCAGCTATTTACGGACGGTAGAAAGTATAGTATAATATTAGTAGGAGCTAATCTTTAATTATGAAACTTGATTCGTTTACACATGATGTACTCTCTAACTTTTCTCAGATCAACAATTCAATTGTGATCAACGAAGGTAATGAGATTCGCACAATGCCAGAAAATAAGACTATTCTGGCTGAAGCAACAGTACCCAATACCTTTGGTCAGACGTTTGGTATTTACGATCTGCGCAAGCTGTTGGGTTGTATCTCTCTAACAAAAGATCCTGATATTACTCTAAATGAAAAGCATCTAGAAGTAGCAGCAGGAAGCAATAAGATTAAGTATCTTTACACAGATCCCACCCGTATTGTAACTCCAACAAAGCGCATCAACCTACCTAGTTCTGAGGCTTCGTTTGAATTAACATCTGAAGTGCTAACTGATGTTCTAAAGGCATCTCAGGTTCTTTCTGTTGATGATCTTTGTATCTCTTCAGAAAACGGCGAGGTAACTGTAACAGTACTTGATAAGACTGATCCGACTTCAAACTCAGCAACATTTAATGTGACTGGTACTTCTAAGGGAGATTTCAAGGCTCTTATGAAGATCGCCAATCTTAAGTTGATTCATGATGATTATGATGTGAAGATTTCTTCAAAGGGAATCTCTATGTTCAAGTCCAAGAACCATGATCTGAAGTATTACATTGCTATTGAGGCTGATTCGAAGTTCTAATTATGTACAACCAATACTTCCCACACTTAAAAGATTATATTCCAGAAAAACATCACCCGAAGGCTAACTCAATTATTCGGAATTTAAAGAAGTTTGAAGAAGAGGGAACCATCATTACTTGGCATAATGATCTAAATGGTAAGAGGTATCCAGTACATATATGTTATCCAGGGAGAGACTTTTCTCCCTGGATGCATTTGTCAGATCCAATTGAACTGATGAAGTTTACTTATCTCAGTTCAATTCGGACGATCAAAGAAGACAAACCTGAAACATGGTTCAGAAAAGACAAAGGATCGCCTTGGAGTAGAGAAGATTATAATAAAACGACTTCTTTAAATAAGAATAAAAGAACAGAAACAATCCTTACAGTAAATGTAGAAGATCCCACAGAAATTGTTATGAGAGAGAACACTCAGTTCAGATCTGCAAAACAAAATTTCAACGGAGAACCAATATTTCCTAAACCTTCGACCTCAGTGGCATCACTTGACATTTAGATTGAGTATAGTATAATAAATTATGAACATTAATACATTATGGACAGAAGCTCACAGACCACAAACGATTGACGATTGTATCTTACCCGATGATATCAAAGCATCGTTTAAGGCATTTGTTGAGAAAGACGATTTGCCTAACATGCTCTTGACTGGCAAGCCAGGAATGGGTAAGACTACAATCGCCAAGGCTCTGTGTAATCAATTGAATTGTGATGTTATGGTAATCAATGGTTCTGATGAAGGCAGAACAATTGATACTCTTCGGGAAAAGTTGAAGTCGTTTGCTTCAACTGTTTCTCTTTCTGGTGGTAAAAAGGTTATTATTATTGACGAGGCGGACTACATGAATGCCCAGTCAGTACAACCTGCCCTTCGTAATTTCATGGAAGAATTTTCAGCTAATTGCAGGTTTATCTTGACCTGTAACTTTAAGATGAAGATTATTGATCCATTGATTTCTCGTTGCACAGTATTTGAATTCAACATCCCCTCTTCTCAGAAGACCAAACTAGCAGCGCAACTAATGAAGCGCATTTCATCTATTCTCGAAGAAGAGGGTGTTGAGTTTGATAAAAAGGTGGTTGCGGAAGTTATTATGAAGTTCTATCCTGACTTCCGCAAAACCATCTCAGAGTTCCAGCGTTATTCTACCCAGCGTGGTAAGATTGACGTTGGGATTCTGGCATCGATTGAAGACGTGTCAATTAAAGAATTGGTGCGTTCTCTAAAAGAAAAGGACTTCTCGTCCATGCGTAAGTGGGTAAACGAGAATCTAGATAATGATCCTACACAGATCATTCGTACAGTGTTTGATTCATTAGAAGAAAATCTAGAACCTGCTTCAATCCCTCAGGCAATTATTATTCTTGGGGACTATGCATACAAGTCTGCGTTTGTGGCAGATCATGAGCTAAACCTTTCAGCAATGTTTATTATG